ACATAGTCCTTGCCACTGCCGGGACCGCCGAGGATGAACATGGCTTTGGATTCGTTCATAGCTTTCTTTACCTTGTCATGGATTTCTGCCCCGACTTTCTTATTAGAATAATGACTGATGAACTCGTCGCGCTTGCCTGACTTGGCAAGACCGCGCAGCTTGGATGCCGACATGCCTTCGGCACCTTCGGCGTCGGGGTCACGGTGTCCCGCGCTCTTGACATGAATGGACTTGAAGTTGTATTCCTTGCCGTTGTAGGCATGGAGGAGCTTGTGGAACTCATGCACTCGGTCGTCACCAACCACCATGGTCGCATGAGTATGCCCTTTCGACTCAAGATGCTTGAGCGCATGGATGGCGTTCTTTACGTCGGGATGGGATACAACGTTAGCCCCTTTGAACATCTTCTTCATCGCTCCCACCTTGTCCTTGTGAGACAGAGGATTCTTCTTTGGATCCTGAGAGTGGGATGGGAAGATGTAATGCTCACCGCCTACCTTGTCCGCATGGTCTTGGACAGCCTTTACAAGCTTGCCGTGACCGGACTCGGTGGGAGGATTGAATCTTCCAAATGTGAAAACTGCGTGTGACATTGTGCCGCTCTGTGGGTAAGTTGCTGTCTTATTTAGGTTTCTTTATATGTTTGTTTAGGTGCTTCAACCCATCATGTGTGATGTATAGCCGGTTATCATCCCTTGCTATATGCCCTGAGTTTTCCAGACTATCTACGGTATCATCATACGCCTTAGTTCTAGATTCATCTTCGGTAAAGTGATTACCCTTCATGGTAGCTGAATGAATGGTTTTCAAGACTAATAGTTTACCATACCCCTTAGCTCGGTGTTCTGGAAATATTTCGGCAGTTGACCTCCCGGTGGTATGGTCATATTCGTGGGTTCCAACATGTTTACCACCCACAAGCATATGTACAGCAAACTTCTTCTTTCCTCCGGTTTCCTTGAAGGTGATTTTTGGCGTATTTGTCTTATCTTCCTTCAATTTTGACTGCTTGATTCCGCCAGCGTTCATGTTCTGAGCCGCAAAACCTGATGCTCCACGGTCAACCAGCTTGGTAGGCTTGGATCCGACGATGGCTACGTGTCCTTCTGGACCCGATTCCTTGCCGCCAATGTGGTGTTCGAACTCGTCCGACTTGGAGAGTGCCTTGACTAGCACATTCTTCGCACCCTGTAGATGCTTGTGGACGGCGAGGGTGTTCTTGAACGCGCCCCGGTTCGCATCCACATGCCTCAACATATCCTGCTTTGCCCCTTCAATCCGTTCCTTCGCCGCAGGGGTCTTGACCAATGCTTTCTTGGCATCGTGCTTGTTGCTGATATGAGTCGCCAGACCGTCTACCGAGGGTGTGGTTCCTGACCTGACGGTGGCATTGATATAGGTCTTGACATGATCCCTGACCGGATGATCCAGATGGGAGAAGTCTTTCCCCTGTGCGGCATCCTTGGCTTTCTTGATATGGGAGAAGAACTTGACCCTTGCTTCGGGTGCGTATTCTGCCGCATTGTGCTTAGTATGAGTACCTATGATATGCGCATCGTCATGGGTCTTGAAATCGGAGGTATCAGGAGCGAAATGGGCTTTCAGGTTCGCGATAGAATCGCCCTTGTATTCGGTGTGGACTGCCACCCCAATCTTGGCTTTCCCTACCTTCTGTCCAGTCGGAGAGTCCTTCTTGACCGAATACTTGATCGTGTTCGGCTTGAAGGAGTGGTGGGTCTTGGAAGTCTCCACATCCCCATGAGAATACATCACATCGCCCTGATAGATTTTACCCGGTGGTGTGACCTTTGGAAGATGGGTGAGTGCGCCCTTGAGCTTGGCGGCAAGACCGGGAGAATGCCCATGGTTCTTGTCTACATCCTCATGAGTGTAATTGATCTTAGGCGTTTTGTTGAACGCCGATTTGGAGGAGACAAAGAACTTCTTGGTTTCGGGGTGAGTGCCGAAAACGATAGCAGGCGCACCATCATATTTGGTGGTGACTTTGACTGGTGTTTTATGCCCTAGAATGGCATGGTGGACGCCGACGAGGGTACGGGCGGCGTGATGTGCGCCCTCTTCCCCTGCGTTGATTACATGGTCTTCGGCGTGTTCCAGATGAGAAAGTTTCTCGGTATCTTCGACTGCTTCGGCAATGAACTGGTTGAAATGCTTGATCATCTTCCTTCCGCACTGTGGGAGTGGATGATCTATTTAGCATTATTCGATCATTCGATCCAGCGATTGTTCGATAGAGTAGCCGGGGTTGAACCCCAAATTATAGAGCTTGGAGCAATCCATGGCAAAGGACTTGACTTGGACCTTCTTGTGGAATTCCTTTTGTTTGATGATCTTGATCTGGCTCTTAGAACCTATGTGCTTGTGAGAATAGTCAATCAGGTCTTTGAAGACGCACGCAGGTTCCGTGCCAATGTTGTAGACCTCATTCAGATTACCCCGGCGCATGACCATGTTCAGAGCATACGCACAATCCCATACATCCATGTAGGTCCGGTGGAACTGTCCGTTTTCGTAGAGTTCGATATCCCGGTCTTCCTTCATTTCGTTGATCAGGTATTGGAGCGCATTCTTCTGCTTGGAAGCTCCCTTATCTCCCGGTCCTATGATGTTACACAGACGCAGGATCCGATAGTTCAATCCGAAAGTCTCGGCAAAGGAAACGAGCAACTGTTCGGCTGCGTATTTGGTGATGGAGTAGAATCCGGCTGGACGACACTCTTCGTCTTCACCAGTAGGACCGGCGCGTTCGAAACCCCTGCGTTCACCATAGACAAACCATGAGGACACGAAATTGAACACACCCTTGGGATTGTTCTTGTGCCAGCTATCCAATGCTTCCGTGAAGGTGAGTAGATTAGTCTTTACATCCAGTGTCGGGTCGGTGAAGACATTGTAGTTGTGGGTGGTGCTGATCAGATACAGGATATCTGACCTCATATAAGGATTCGGGCGACGAGAGTATCTTGGCGGGAGCCAGATATTGTCGTTGTCCTTGTATCGCTTTACGAACGCACTACCGACAAAGCCGGTATGCCCAAATACGGTCAGGTCCATTGCGAGAGAACCTGTTCGAAATAGTTGAAAATCTCGGTATCGTAATGCGGTGCGGCACCCACAAAGAACACATTACTCAGAGCAAGATTCGCATTCGGGAACTTCTTGTAGTCATCCAGATGTTTGTAGCCGGGATGTAACAGGATGTTGCCTGCGAAGTAGTTGCGGGTCTGAATCTTACGAGCTTCAAAATGATCCTGAAGTCGATTCTTGATTATGGGAGTGTCACACAGGATCGGAACACCAAACCACGATACTTCGGCTTCATCCAGATTTGTGATGACTCTCACACCAGGAACATAGGTTTCGATCAAGGTAGAGATAATGTCATAGCTCTCCCTGCGCCGGGAGTGAATCTCGTCAAACTTGTCTAGCTGAACGGATCCAATAGCTCCTTGGAAATCGAGAGGCTTGAGGTTGTAGCCCATTTGGGTAAAGATATACTTATGATCGACCACTCCCTCGTAGTCGGGGAGCCACTTAGAAAAACGTGTTCCACAAGATCCGCAAGGCTTGAGATTGGCGGCTCCGACGCAGACACAATCGCGTCCCCACCATGAGAATTGTCGAGCAATCTTGATGATTTCTTCATTGTCGGAACAGACCATGCCGCCTTCGCCGGTAGTAATGTGATGCGCAGGGTAGAAGGATGTTGACCATGCGGTGTAGAAATTGGTGAGCCACTTATGATCCCACTTAGTTCCGAGGGAGTCACAGTTATCACCAATCAGGATGATCCCCGCATCGTCGCACATGCGCTTGAGTTCATTCATGTCGGGTGGATTGCCCAACACAGGAGAGACAAAGATAGCCACGGTGTTCTTGCGAATCTTCCGTTCTACTTCCATCAAGTCAAAGTTCAGTGTGTCGAGTTCGATATCGGCAAACACTGGCTTCATGTTGTTCTGAACGATTGGGGCAATGGTGGTCGGAAACCCAACAGGGGAGACAATGATTTCCGCGTCATCACCCCAACCGTAAAACTTCTTGAGGGCTGCGATCATGACCAGATTCGCAGAGGAACCTGAGTTGACCATGTGCGCCCATTTGACGCCAAACTTGCGAGCAAACTTCCACTGGAACTTCGCAACCTCTTCACCTGTGACAAGCCACTTGCCGGTCAGGAAGGTCTTGAGTGCGACTTCGATTTCCTTGTTGTCAAAGAAAGGACCGGAGTAGTAGACTGGTGTTTTGCCGGGTTCGAAATTCGCGGCAGCGTTATACGCCCAAGGCGGCAAATCCTTGGCTAGTTCTTCGATGTAGAAGTGCCGTTGTTCGGGAGTAAGCATCATGTCTCCAATAGTGCTAGTAGATATTGACCATAGGCTGACTTCTCACATAGAAGTGCGGTTTCGCTTAGAGCATTGCGATCAATCCAACCCTTATTATACGCTATTTCGTGTGGATTGCCAACCATGAATCCCTGATGTTTCTGTATCATCTGGATTAGATTTGAGGCTTCCAGCAATGCGTCGGGTGTGCCGGTGTCGAACCAGATGGATCCTCTCGGCATTTTAATCGCAGTTAGAGCACCATCTTTCATATATGTTTTCACAAGATCGGTTATTTCTAATTCGCCGCGCTTGGATGGCTTGAGCATTCTCGCCCGCTGAAAAACCGACTTATTGAAAAAATAAAGTCCAGTTATAGCCAAGTCACTTTTTGGCTTCAGGGGTTTCTCTTCCATATCAAGGACTTCCCCGTTCCCTGCTAATTGAACTACACCGAATCTTTCGGGGTCTTTGACTTTTGTGGCTATAATGGTGGTAGACGCATCATTGGTAGCCCTCGAAAGGATTTCGGTCATTCCGGCACCATAGAAGATGTTATCGCCTAGAATTAGAGCGAAGCGAGTGTATTCTCCATACTCAATCCAGTCATCGACCACATTAAACGCATCGGCAATTCCACGCGGTTGATCTTGCTTGGCAAACTCAATATGAATACCCATTCGCTCTTCGGCATCCCACAGAAGAGATTTGAACACATCAGATTCTTCGGGTGTGGTGATGATGACGAAATCTCTAATCCCGGCTAGCATAAGCGTAGACAGGGGATAGTATATTAGCGGCTTGTCGTAGATCGGGAGAACCTGTTTGGTTGTCGCGAAGGTTGCTGGATACAGCCGGGAGGACTTTCCACCAGCGAGAATTATTCCGAGTGTTTTCGACATGAGTTCACCCATTCCATGTTGTCAATATACCAATTCACAGTTTGTCTTAATCCGTAAGAGAACGGTGTGGTTGGTTTCCAACCCACATCAAGATAGACCTTATCACTATCTATGTCGTAGCGGAAATCGTGTCCCTTGCGGTCTTCGACAAATTCGATCTGTTCGAACGAGCCGCCGATAGCTCCAATGACGGCAGTGGCAATTTCGATGTTGGTCTTCTGTGTCCCGCCGCCGATACAATAGGACTCGCCCACCCTGCCGCGTTCGGCAATTTGCATGAGTGCATCACAATGGTCGTTTACATGGAGCCAATCGCGAATGTTCATGCCGGTGCCGTAGACCGGAATCTTTTCATCCGCGAGCATCTTACGAATGACCGTAGGAATGAACTTCTCTGGATGCTGATAGGGTCCGTAGTTGTTAGAGCAATTCGTGATGATCGTGCGCAGTTTATGGGTTGCATTATATGCACGTACAAAGTGGTCACTTGCTGCCTTGGATGCAGCATATGGACTGCGTGGCGCATAGGGGGTGTTCTCGGTAAACGGAGGATCATCGTGTTTCAATGAACCAAATACTTCGTCGGTGGATATGTGCATGAACAGGACATTCGGACATACCCGCTTTACCTGTTCCAACAGGTTCACAGTACCATAGACATTTGAATGGAGAAAGGCTGTGGCATCACGGATGGAGTTGTCTACATGCGATTCGGCTGCGAAGTGGAAAATCGTATGGGGTTGCCAGCGGCTCAAATGGGCGCGAACCGCTTCTGCATCCGCAATATCGACTTCAGCATAGCGAATGTGCGACTTGTCGATGCCTAGAATGTCCTCAAGGTTGCGCAGGTTGGCTGCGTATGTGAACTTGTCGAGGACTAGAATATCCTCATAGGGATAGAGCATTGCATACCGGCGCACAAAGTTGCTGCCGATAAACCCGAAACCACCTGTAACCATAATGCTCATAATGAAACCTCAGAAGATGCCTATGATTGCATCCTTTCGTAATTTTGCTGTGTCGATTGCGGAACTGCTTCCCTGCTTGATGGGAGCGATATTGTATGGAGACTTCATCACCTTACCAAACTGTAGGGTGAATGTAAACTGATATGAACCGCTACCCTTGTATTGACAACGGATGCGAATCTTTGTTTCGGCAGATCGTGGTGTAGAGAAATCTGGCACAGGCGGCAATTTGGCTTTCTTCAACTTACCATTGAAGTCGAATGGGTCGCTGCTGCCTAGAAGAAATAACCCATGGGTTCCTACGTTCATGTAGAATGTTTTCTTCTGGTTGTAATAACCGGATATCAACTTGTTCGGTACACTCTCATAGATATCACCCGCGCCGCGACCACCAAACTTGGCAATGTCGAGGTCGTATGCTTTCTTCGAATCCTCCGCACCGATATACTTCTTCTGTCCCTGTGATGTGTATTGAAGAACAGGTTTCTTCCATTCCTCATTCATACGGTCGAGAACCTTTGCCCTCATACCAACACCCTTCATAAATTCCTTTTCGGTGTTGTCGCCGGTTGGTCCGAATTGCCACTCACCATCAATATACTGCATGACGAGACTACCGGCAGTGGTCGGTTGATTCTTCAACTCCACGCCGGTAGTGATTCTCCCTACTTTCAATTCAAGGTCGGGTCGATTGTGTGATGCACCCGCAGGTTTCTGTCCGGTGATACCGAAAGGCTTGAGTGCTGCCCACGCATTCTTCTCGTAAAGGAAACCTTCTTGTACTTGATTTGCCATTAGACTTTGAACCCGCCGAATTTGTTGCCGCCCTTTGTGGGACCACTAGCCTTTGAATGTTGTTGACCCGAATCCACGATATTCTTCTGTGCGCTCAAGTCTAGATCGTACAGTCTCATCTTCGACTTGTCAATGCCCACAGTGAATCTCTTATTTAGCGTCATGTCAGCATAGCGATTCTTCAACTGTTTGACCATAATCTGATTGAGAGCCGCCAATTCATCAGTCGAAATCAGGGCAAACATGAAGTCTGCCGTCGCAGGCAAGCCAAAGGATTCCGAGGTATCTTCCATGCCGGGATCTGAATTGGTGAAACCGGAACGGTTAGTCTGTGTCGCAGTAACAACAGGAACATCCCACTCGACTGCCAGCCCACGGAGTTCTTCTGCGATTGCCTTGATGTAGGTGTAGGAGTTGATATTCGCATGTGGCTTGATGCGGAAGGACGCGCAGATGTTCAGGTAGTCCACAAAGATCACATCGGGAACGAAGTTCCGCTTGAGCTTGAGGTCTAGCAGGAGCGCACGAATATGACCGGTATGCGCGGTTGCGGTTGGGTATTCCTTGATAACCAGCTTACCCTTCGTCTTGCTCATGATACTCGTCATGCGCTTTTCATACATATCCAAGGACAACATCTTGAGGTCGTCCATCGTCACATTCATCAGGTTCGCGTCGATGCGTTCGGCAATCCGCTCTTCTGCCATTTCCATCGTGATGTAGAGGACATTGTAATTCATCATCAGGTATGCCGCCGCGAAATGGCACATAGCAAGAGACTTACCTACACCGGTTCCGGCGAGGATTACATTCAGGGTCTTACGGCACAGACCACCGTTGGTGATCTTGTTGAAGTAGCTTAGATCGAACGGGAGCCTAGTTTCCACACGATGATAAAAATCAAATCTATCGTTCCACTTATCAATATAATCATGCCCCACATGAGGATCAAAACTAACACCGAGAGCATCAGACAGCAAATTAGGAATAGACCCTTTATCGCGTTTAGGATCTTTGCCGTCCATGATCTGAATTGAATCCATGATAGCATTGTAGATTGCCTTCTCTTGACAGAATTTCTCTGTCGTATCAAGTAGCCACTTGCTGTCTTCGATTACTTCGGCAGAGGCAATCTCCGTAAGGATTTCGCCAATAGCCTTGAACTCACTTTCACTTAGGTCGTTTCGCTCTTGGAGTCCGAGTGCCAGTGCGCTTAGACTTGGCATGTTGTTGTATTTCAGGATGAACGACTGTATCTGGTCGAACAGCTTTCTTTCTGGACTGTCCACTAGATATTCGCTTTTCAAGAAGGGGAGAGACTTCCTCATGAAATTCTCGTTCTTCAACAGGTTCGACAGTATCACTCGTTCGACTTTCATTTATCACCTTGCTGGCATCGGACATACATTCACTCAGGACAACCCTGAATAGGTTTGCCGATAGCTTGTTGAATTTCTTGCTGGTTACTTTCGCGCAGTGTGGATTATCCACTATTACGGTCTGGAAGTCAACCAACCTGTCTTCCCGTAGGATTACATTCTTGAATTGAAACCTGACACCCTCGAATTTTCCTCTGAGGAGTTCTACGATGATAGCATCTTTCTCAATACGAAGTGCGAAATCGACTCCATCCTTGAGGCTTCTTTTAGCCCACCAGAATTCCAGTGTGGCAACCTTTTCCCTAAGCTTGTTCAACATCTTCTGATTCCTCTGTGTTCATGTTGGATATGAACTGATATTTAGCTTTCACCGCATCCTTGAAGGAATCTGAATCAAGGATAGTGTCCCAAAACTCGCCGCTCTGTGTGTCCTTGATTCTCCAACGCTTGTCTTCAATTTCGCCTGTGGCTACATTGACCCGCGAATACCAGCCGATATTCGGCTTAGTGACATGCCCGGTTTCCAGTGCGATATCCAGCAAGCCGGAATACTTGTTGATGCCACCTTCAAAAGTGACCGTGACCGGGATCTTAGACTTCTCACGCACATAGCGAGACTTCTCAACATTGATGATGAAGTTGTAGCCAACGACTTCGGTGCCATCCTTCTCCTGCTGTCTGCCGAGAATGTAGATGTTGTCGGACGAGTAATAAGACCCTGTTCCGCCACCCACGATATCCTTTGGGTAAAGACCTATTTCCTTATAGGTATGATTGACCACCACCATTGGGATATCCTTGAGTGTCAGATGGGGAGTGACCATGCGGAACAGGGACTTAATCTGCTTGGCGCGAGTCATGTCTGCGACCGACTTGCCTTCCAACGCATCCTCTACCTCTTTCTTAGAGGCTAGGTTGCCAATGGAGTCGATGACGATCATGATTCGGTCCCCGCGTTCGATCTGGCTCAACTGCGTCATGATATCGAACTTCAACTGCTCTACATCCGTGACCGGAGTGTGAATGACGCGATCCTTATCGACACCAAAGGAATCGAAGTAGTTCTGTGGTGTGCCGAATTCGGAGTCGTAGAACAGAATGACCGATTCAGGATATTTCTGTTGGTAGGCTCTTGCCATGATCAGAGTGAACGCCGTCTTGAAATTCTTGGACGGTCCTGCCCACATGGTCAAGCCGGGAGTGAATCCACCATCCAGACTGCCGCCGAGTGCGACATTCAGCACAGGGATATCGGTTGGGATCATATCCTTTTCAGCAAAGAACTTAGACTTCGCAAGAATAGCCGTATCCTTGATAGTCGAATTCTTCTTAATTTTGTCTAGCAAACTCATGGTGTATCCTCGTAATAGGTAGTGACAGTATACAGGAAACTATCGGGAAAATCAAGTAAAGAAGGATTCGAGAGTGGATACATGTTCAGTCTTCCAGCCGATACAATTCAGGACAGCCTTCATTGGTTCAAGGAAGGTGCCATTGAACTGCGCATCGTAGTCCAGATACTCATGTATCTCTAATTCCTTCGGAAGCACATTCATGAACGCAATGGTGTTATTGTGATAAGGATTAGGCTGCTTAAGCTGACAGAACTTTATTTTCTCTCCATCTTTAATCAGTGGATATTTCTTAGTCAGATTCTTTTCATGAAGAATGTGGTTGTAGACAAGACAACCCTTGACATGGATCGGAGTTCCTTTCTTGTAGATACTGGTATCATCGGCATTCTTCTCAATCCCATTGACACCACGCGGCGAAGCAATATCTTCGACCGGCAACTTCTTGAATTCCTCACGGAACTTGTCGATGAATGCGATCACTGCCGCCTCGTCCTTGTCAAGAATGACCTTGATTCCTTCTCGCATCTTCGTGCGGCAGATAGCCGGTGTCGAGGACTTGTTGGTTTCCAGTCCTACCGTCTTGATCTTTGGTTCCTTGTAGGCAACACCTTCCTCGTCATAGACATTCAAGACATACCGCTTCTTCGCAGTCCAGATAGCCCGGTCGCAAAGAGACTCACGCTTCATCTGCATTTTCTGCTCATAGGCGTTGGTGTAGTCTGCGAGTTCTTGATAGGTTCTATCAATGAATGGCTGGATCTTGTCGTCGCAAATCTTATCAAGTAACTTGATAACCTTGTGCTTATCGTCGGTGTTCTTGATAAACTTCTTGACGATAGCTTCCATGTTCAGATACATGGAGTCGGTGTCACCCGCGATAATATAGTCTACGTCTTCACTGCCGACGAGCTTATTGAGGTATGCGTTGATGTGTTGCTCGATCCACTTGTAGGATAGTTGCCCGCCGAGCGTAATCGCTTCTGCGATTCTAATATCAAAGAACCGGAAGTATTGATTCCCGATAGCTCCATACGCGGAATTGAGCGATACTTTCTTTGCCATCTGTAGGTTGTTATACCGTGCGACCTCACGTTGGACGAATGCGTACTGGTTTGGGTCATCTTTCACTGTCTCCAACTTCTTCTTGGCTTCGATTGCCATCTTCTTGTATTTGATGCGATTCTGATACATGTCGTCCATGATTTCGCCAAGGAAGCCACGCTTCGCAGTGGTGAAGAATTGCTTGTTCGAAGTGACCGTTACATAGATCGACTTGAGCGCACCTAGATCAACTTCCTTGTTGAGTAGAGCATCAACACTGACCTGACTGCGAATCTCCCGCATTTCGGGAGTATACTTGTTCGCTTCAATCAAAGTCTCAGGCGACAAGTTGTACTGCATAATCAAATGAGGATACAGCGAGTTCAAGTCGAACGACACCACCCAATTGTATAGTCCCGGCACAGGAGCCTTGACATACGCACCGGCATAGGACTCGTCCTTCTTACCCTGCTTCATCAGTGGAACGACGATGTTCTTCTTCCTAAGATGGTTGAAGATGATGGCATCCCACATACGAACCTGTTGATATACATCCTCGTAGTTCACCTTGTTGTCATAGGCGAGTGTCAAGGCTAGCTCAAGTAACTTGCTGGACTTCATACCCATCGTTTCGATCATGAATACCAACTCCGTGTCGCGGATGTTGTATTCGATGTATTTCTGGAAGTCCCGCTTATACAGGTCATGAAGACTGTCGTATTCGGTGTAATCCATCTTGCGCTGTCCTAGTTCGACAAACGCGATATGGTTCAAGGTGTAGGATTCCTGATTAGGATTAGGCGAATACTTCCGATACAGGTCTAGGTAGTCGAGAATGGCAATACCGAAAATCAGGTAGTGCTGCTGTTCACGATTCATCACCACGGTTTCGCGAGCCGCCACTTTCTTCCATGGCGAAATGATATTCACTTCCTTCTCACCCAAGATCCTGATCATGCGATTGATCAGGTAGGGAATGTCGAAGAACTTGATGTTCCAGCCGGTGACGATATCGGGATAATCGTTAGACCAGAATCCAAGGAACTTCCTTAGAAGGTCGGTTTCGTCCTTACACTTGTGATAGGTCACATCTGGACGGTGAACTGTGTAGTCACCACAGCCGAAAGTGTCATACTTGCCATCAATCAAGACTGTGATTGCGGTGACTTCTTCGTTAGCTTCCTTTGGATCAGGAAAGCCATTCTCAGAACCTACTTCAATGTCAATGTACGCAATGCGTAGGTATTTCTGATCCCACGCGATATCGTCGGGAAATTCATCCGAGATATAGGTGTATTCATAGCGATTGTTTCCATAGATCGGAAACGTTTCTACACCTTCGTAGCGTTGAAGGAACTCCCGCGCTTCGTTGATATTACCCGGCTCGACGGGTTCAACACTCTCACCAGCCAACGTCTTATACTTCGACTTCTTGTTCGAAGAGACAAAGAAAGTTGGTCTGTATTCTATGCGGCGGGAAACTTTCTTTCCTGACTCAATGCCGCGAACGAGGATGAACTTACCGTATTGCTTTACGTTTGTGTAGAATTCCATTTAGTCGATGATCAGTGTCTTTGGTGGGGTTACGATCCCACTGAAGATACTATTATACTGGTTCTTCATCGCATCGTCAACTTCTTTCACGAAGATCGTCTTCACTAACTCAAATGAGAAAGACTGACCCTTGCGGAGATATGGTGCGAATGGAATGAACCCAATGCTCAAGTCGCCCGATTGGGTTCGTTGAATCATGATGGCAAGGACATTCTTGAGTGTCACCTCTAGTCCCGGCTCTTCGTGAAGAACCTCACCAATCAACTCTTCACCCGATACCAACTTTACTGCTTTTACTACGCTCATTCGAACACTCCCATGATATTTTTCAAGTCCGTCCAACTGGTCGGTTGATTCTCTCGCGCCTTGAGGATAAGTGACGAGATTGCGAGGCGCATGATTACACTGACGCCCACGCCGGTCACTTGAGAAAGTGCTTTCAGCGCATAGAATGTTTCATCATCCGTCCGCGTAGAAAGCATCTTTGGCGCGATAGGTTTTGCTTCAACCAACATAAGGTTCTTTGTCCACTTCTGACTTGACTTCTTCGGTGACAATGGTTTCGAGAATCGCCAGCGCATCTCGTTCCGCAGCCGCCATTCTTTCCTTCTTGTAGAGAGTAGGAAATAGGTCAGTCACTTCAAGAAGCAACTGTGGTT